TACCCAAATCGGTCGCTTGCTCTTTGGTGATATTTCCAGCCTTCAGAGCATCTTCTACCCACTTGCGGAACTCCTCGTATTTGTCTTTTATGCCTTTGATGCGGCGATCTTCTTCCGAGAGCGTGTCATCGGTGATCTGCTTGTATATCTTGTCAAGCTCTTGGGCGTATTTCAGTTCTATGGCAGCTCGGTCATCGGCATTTTTTTGCTGAATATTCGATTGCCTTTCCTGAAAATCTTTTGTTTGATCTGCAGTTATGATTCCACCCTGCGCGGCTTTAAGTTTCGATTTATCCTGCTCGAGTTTGTTCATTTCCTCTTTTGTGCGCAAGTCTATTTCGGCCAGCTCTTTCTGCTTGCCATCTTTCAAAATATCGATGCGCGATTGCTGAAGGGCTTTATCATTGGCGAGAATAAGATCGGATAGCTTTTTCTGGGCTTTGGCGGCATCCGTCACCGTTTTGCCCGAAACGCTGTATTGTTTAATTTTCGAATCGTATTCGGCGATTTTGGCGATCAGCTCATTCCATTTCGCTGTCCCTTTCAATGAAACGTCCATCGCTTCGAGAGCTGCTTCCGCCTCCTTCTTCTGTCCTTCCCAATAGGATTTGTTGCGATTGGTTTCTTTTCTGTCTGACCGTAGGGATGATATTTCATTTTGTTTGGTTGCGATTTGAGATAGATTCGACTGTTTAAGCGACTGATAATAATCTTCGCTCTCACCATACAGAGGAAGCAAATACGGGGCTTCTTTTTGCTTATTGCGTGCATTCTCAATTAAACGGTCGATTTCTGCGTTTTGGGCTTTCAGCTCGTCGATATTGCCCTGCAATGTGGCAATCTTGACCTCCGCAGGGGCAGCGTCCCACTCGGCGGCTTTTTGTGTTTCTTTTAGTTCATAGAGCTGTTTGCGGTACTCGTCCAACTCAGCCTCTGCATTTTTATAAGAAAGACTAAGTCCGGCCATTGCTGTCCTATCACCGAATTTCATAGCATCTGCTATCGCTTGATCTAACCTTTTGACCTTTTCGAGGGCGGCATCATACTGCTCTTGCAGATTGTTCTCCTTGCGTGTGTCGTTGATGTCGTTGAGCTCCTTTGTAAGATCGATAAGCGACAGGAGCTTGATTTCCTCCTCGCTGTACCGCTGCAACAGTTCGGGGTAGAGACGTATCAGCTCCTCGTAGGCTTTGCGCTTGGTGTAGGCCGTGCTGACCTCGTCCTGCATGGTCGCATGCAGCTGCTCGGCCTTATTCTTCTGTTCATCGAGCTTCTGATTGTAGGCGTCGATGGCGGCGTTTACCTTTTCGTAGGCTATCTCCTCTGCGGATTTCGCCGTGATAATCTTGTAGAGTGTGACGGCAAACGCGGAGGCGGCCGCAGCGATCAACACATAGGGATTCTTCATCAAAGCCGCATTCAGTGCCTGCGTCTTCTTGGTCAGCGTTCCCATTACGGTTTGGAGGGTGGAGAGACCGAAAGCGTGGGCGAGCGTTACCGTCCTGTGTACCCTTTCCGTTGCCGTCAGGACAACCAGAGCCGCCTTATATGTACCATAGGCGACGACAAGCTGGGCGACAATGTCCAGCACCTGATTATAGTTCTCGACGAGTGAAATCGTGCCTTTGAGTGCACCTGCAATGATGCCTTCTTGCGACTTGCCGAGGTCGTTGAACATCATGTCGAGAGCATCGCCGAGATTGGAGATGAGGCCCGTAATGGTTTTGGATTGCTCCTGCATGAGGTTGTGGAACTTCCCGCCCTCGTTCGTCATGCTTTCAATAGCCTTCTGCACCTCTGGAAAGCCTATTTTGCCTTCCGTGACCATCTGTGAGATTTCCGCGCGGGTCTTGCCGAGTTGCGTTGCCAACTCTCCCGCGAGGTCGATGCCTCGGCTTTGGAACTGCATTACGTCACGCGTGTATAAACGCCCCTGTACGGCCGTCGTGCCGTACAACCACGTGAGGTCTTGCAGGTTCAGTCCCAGACCGGCCGCAACATTACCGAGCCGAGTCAGTGTGTTGGTAATATCCTCTGCTGCGAATCCATATGCGAGAAGCTGGCGGGCGCCGCTGGCCACGCCTTGCAGGTCAAACGGCGTTTTGGCGGCCAGTTCGACCATTTGTGACATCAATGCATCAGCCTTTTCTTTACTTTGGAGCAGAGTTGCGAAGGCCACTTCGAGCTGTTGAAACTCGCCACGAGTTTGCGCGATTTGTTTCACCAGCCCCGCAAGCGACACTCCGACGCCGATTTGTCCGAGGGTGGTAGCCAGGCGACGCATTGCAATATCCATACGGTCGGCGTCCGTCACGACACTGGACGTTACGGTTTTGGCCGTTTTCTGAAGTTCACGGAACTTGCGAATTGCTTCATCGTTATCTATGACTACGGTAAGGTTTATACTCATAATACGATGACGGTTTTATCTTTATTGATTTCTACCTTTGATCCGCTGATGTTCACGACTTTTATTACGGCATAATTCGAAGCGTTGATTGTGGCCGAGGCTCCATGCATAAGAATGACAGTGTGGACGAAATCTACTCCCGAGGCTTCTATTTCAGCCGACGTATTGCCGACTAAGCAAATGTATTTTCGCTTGTCGAGCCTTATGCATCCGCAATCCACATACATGTTGCAATCACTCACTTCGTTTTTGTGAGCTTGAAATATTCCCAGCGGAGGGAAATTGTTTTTATGGCAAAATTCAAGTCCTTGTGGCGTAAAAAACAGAGAGGTCAGGGAGTGAAAATTTTTCACTTTGTCCAGTCGTTCGCAGGCGCCGAGTGCGGACGCGGATTTTAGGATGTTGTCAAGCATATAAATTATTTCGTTTGTTATCGTTTGCCTCCTGCCATCAGAAGAAGTGTGTTCATTGCATTAGGATCGTTCATGTCAATTATATCGGGAACTTTTGATTGTTCATTGTTGGGAATATTAGTTGTTGATTTACTTTTACAATCCGTTTTTAGAGCGTCGGAAATCATAAGCTGTACGTTAGCCCATGAAATCCCCCAAAGAATATATTCAAGAGTCCAATGATAGCGGTTTATAAGATTATCTATTTGTCCCCAGATACTGCGCCCTCCGTAGTGGCTATCCGCTCCGCTGTTGTCGTTGGGGAAATCATTACCCGCAGCGTTCTTACCAAGCGAATAGCGTTCATAAAATCCGCGTAGTAGGATTGAAATACGATGGTGGACAAAATGTTTGTAAGAGCTGTTGTATCCATTGTAGGGGACCAGTATATAAGTTTTGTCCGCTCTTTTAGCATATCTTCGATTTCTTGTTGCGTCCGAAGTGTGGCGATAGCGATTATTTCGGCCACCTCTTTTGATTTTTCGGAGCATATGGTCCACATACGTTTAACAGCACCCTCCATCTGTTCGTCGTCGAAAATCAGATCAAGGTCTATTAGTCGGCGACTTATCATCGCGAGTCGTCCGAGTTGGAGGGGGTATAGGTAAAGGGTTATTTGTTCTTTGTCATTGCCTTCAATCTCGAACGATTCAATTTTTTCAGTCAGTGTGTCAAGTGCACGTTGTTCTGTAAGGCGGCCGACTTCTTCTTTTTTCATATTATAAACTATTGTTTTTGCTCCCGCCCCGTCCTCGAGACGTGATGCAAGTCGTCAGCTTTCCAGCGGGATAGAGAATTTACAAAACGCTCTTGGTATATTCCGGAGTTGTAATCGGCCACCAGGAATAACCACCTTGTTCCGGAGCTAAAACTTTCGCAGATACTTGAATTTGGAGCGGGTCGGTTTTATTGATTCCACCACCCAATGTCGCTACATATTTTAACCTTGCAAAAGCGATGGAGCCTCCACTTTTGGAATCGAATACGAATGCTTTTACTCCTTCGTAAATCTCGCCTTTTGCAGGTTCTGTAGTTCCGAAGTAAAATTCCATCGTGTCGTCGTCAAAATCTACGACATTCCAAGTAACTTCTTTTGTGCCTGTCGTTTCGTCGATTGCAGAGTAAAATGGGTCTGCTTCTCCTTCCCGATAAAAATCATTACTGGAAGGTATCGCGAAATTGGTGGAAACACCACCATTATAAGGCTGACTGATTTTGGTGAAAGCCTTCATTAAGTCGGCAGCCTCAGCGTCTTTTACTCCTTTCGGGAGAGGATTACCTGCATGAACGGCTTTCAGTCCGATTATTTGTCCCATGTTTAATATTTTTTAAGTTTTACTTTGAGGTTTGAAAATGTGTAGGAGATCCCCTCCTCACTAATAAGAGTTTCATCGCTCACATCAAAGAACCAGCGTTCGTTGATAGGGTAGTATCCTAGTGAATCGAAAGCGAGACGAGTTAGTTCGTTCAGACGGTTGCGATCGGGGTAGCGTTGCTCTTCACGACCGATTGTCGGTGTTGTGTCCGGTACATAAATGTTTACATTTACGGTTGCCACCTGCGAATCTCCGACGACATTTGACAATGAGCCTACGACGATAAATTCTCCCGAAGGATTATTCGGGTAGTGGTCCGCATACATCATCGGCACGGTCTTCCCTAACAGCGAATCCCGGATGCGATCCCAGACGAGTTTGAATATTTCCGTAGAGGTCAGGTTCATCGCTTTTTCGATTTTAAGAATCGAGCGAACTCCGCTTTGAGTTTTTCAGCAGTAGATTCCACCCAGTTTCCCGACCCTTCGAGAACGTCGAAACCTTTAGCCTCGACATATTTCGCGTATTCCATACCGGCTACCCATACGAGATATGTTTTGTTAGCGGGAAGTTCACGGGCGACAGACCGGGCATGTTCAAGCCCTTTGGCATGAGCTTCATCGGCACCTTTGTTCCCTTTAGGATTGCCGTCCGGTCTGACACGGCGGTTATACTTGAAAGATTCAGCAATGATTCTTCCGTATTGTACCACAACATACCCGATGGAGTTGCGTAGGTTACCCGTGTGATCGGTATAACTACCGTGTTCGCGGGCGTACTTCACCACTCTTTCCCCCAACGCCGACAACCATTCTACAGCTTTTCGGTCGTACTCTTCTTTTGCTCGCGCAAATTCAAGTTCCACCTCACGCCAGTTGGTACACTTTACAGCCATAATCTCGTGTTTTCGTAACGTTGTCCGCTTTTGTAGAATCCCTGTACCGGATACGACGCCGTGTCCTTGTCTTTCGGTTTGGCCTCAGTGCGGAGCGAACGGTCGAAGATGTTGAATCCTCGGC